AGAAAAGAAACAACAACAGATCTAGGTATTCTAGAAACTGGTGGGTACGCTACAGGTTTTGCCGTGAACGAAGGCCCACATCTTACAACAGGTAACTATTTATTAGCAGATGTTTATGGTGGTGCACAAGTGTCTCCTTGGACAGGTATGACATTAGAGAAGTTGGCTACACCACAGACAGAGAGCGGATTTGCTGAGGCAGATGGTGACTTTACGTGGGTACTAAATAATACTGAAAACGGTACACTTGATCAATGTGTTGCGTTCTTAGACGCACTTGCGCAGACTGATGATGATATTGATTCAGGCTCTGAGACAGTAACTAACGGTCAAAGAGTTAACGAGTGGTATTCGTATAATGGTGCTGGTCAGGTTGTTACTCAGTCAGGTGCAGATTCATTAGGGCTATTCATTGAGAATGTTCCTGTAAGTGATGAGCAAAGAATTGTGTTCACAGCAGACGATACAGCTACAAAAACTAGACCATTCTCTGTTGAGCTTGTTGGTGATACTGGTGCGTTAGCACCTACGGATGTTGAAGCTTGGTACCATATGTTTGGTCTTGATGATTTTAACACTGTTAGTGCTATTACAGTACTAAATGCGGGCGGTTCTGCTATTAAAGGGAATGTTGCTGATGACCACATCAATAACAAGATTGTTAATGCCTTCGATTACGATGGTGATACGGTTCTTGGTGACGCTGCTACAGATAAGGATTGTGTATTCCTTGTTGAAGGTGATGGAACTGTAACTCAGGCTAAGACTGTGTTTACTATTACAAGACAGACAACTGTTGCATTTGCAGCTATACCGGCTACGGAAAACAACGTTTAGTAACTAAGTTTATGCAAGACTCCTAGGAGTCTTGTTCTAAGCTTAATCAGATAAGGAAGGAATACAATGCTTATAGATCATATAGATGCAGAGAATAGACTAATACACTTGTCAGTAGAAACAATGAATATTGCTTGGCATCCTGTGGAATTGTACCAGGAAGTACGGGCTCTTAGGGTTTCAGATGAGACTCTGCGAGGTTATGACAACTTCATGGAAGGTGCAGGTAATATTAACAAGGGCGGTGGAAAAGCTACTGAAAGATACTTTACACTGATGTTTGGGACAAGGATTGTACCTTACGATGAAAGTCATGTTATTGACATCACTGGTACACTTATTACAGATGACGGGTATGAAGGTGCTTTTTGTTTTGACAAGAGTCACTTAAGTGCCGGTGTGTCAGTGGATATTCAGTACGCACCAAAGCAGGTTGAGGTTATTAACCTTAACTTTGACGACCTTGTGTACTCGAGTTTTCAAGGCGGAGTATGGGTCGACCCTATAAACGGGTATGAAGACGTAGGTACAGACAACCTTCCTAACGGGAACACGGAGAGACCTGTTAAGTACGTAGAATTGGCAGTAGAGATTGCGAAAGATAGGGGATTTAGAACAATCCATGTACTTGAAGATATTGAGCTCGGAGAGGGTGTAGACATTAAAGGCATGAAGCTTATAGGCGTATCTCACTCAAATACGGATTTAACAGTACTTCCTGAATGTGAGTGTCACTTAACTATATTTGAATCGTTTAATATAGAAGGAACACTTGATGGTGGAAGTGAGATTAGTCGCTGTGTAATAGGAGACCTAGACTTCTTTGAAGGTCACATCCACGATAGTGTACTGAGAGGTGTGGTGAAACTATCGTCTACTCTTACTGGACATGCAATTCTAGACAACTGTAATGCACTTGATATCGGTAGCCCACCAACACTGGATGTTAATGGCTCGCTGATGAATGTAACAATGCCACACTGGTCAGGACCGTTGATTATCAGTAATGTAACAGAGGACATTAAAGTTGGACTTGGAGTAGATGCAGGTAAGATAGTGCTATTGCCAAGTTGTGTCAATGGACACATTGCTGCATCTGGAGCTGGGAACATGGACAATATGAGTGCTCATGGATGCTTAGTGTCAAACGGACTTACGGACGGTATCGACATTAATAATATTAAGAGATTAATAGAGTACTTAAGACCTCACCATACAGGTACAGGTAACATGTGGTTCTGGGATCCTATTAACGGCGATGACGAATGGGATGGAATGGCCGAAGAGAGGGCCTTTAAGACGTTTGCAAAGACACATGAAGCAGTTGTTGATAATAACCACGACATTATTGCAATAGTGCCAGGAGACCCATCTGGCGTAACTATTATTAATGAGAAGGTTACCTTTACAAAGAATTATGTATTCATGAGAGGACCAGGTAGAGATGTTATATTTAGGTACACTAATGAGACTGTTGGATTTGACATCCAGAGTAATGGTGTAGAACTGTCTGGATTTAGGGTTGAGAATACGACTGATGACTCAACTGCGATACATAGTACTGGTAAGTTCACTATGGTAAATAATGTATGGCTAGAGAAGTGTGACAGAGGGATGCTGTTTGAAGACCATCACCCTATTATTAGTAACATGAAGATACATACACCAAAGTCGTATGCAATGAGATTCCAAGGAGATATATCACACGGAGAGATCACTAACATAACTTGTGGCGGAGCAAGGCAAAACGCAGTAGAAATTGATACCACAGCAGCATCTGGTGGGATCAAGATGAGAGATAGTGTACTGACTATGTCGCAGGGTTCGGCAGTATGGCTTGGACCAACTACGAAGAGATTTATGGCATTCAGTAGTAATATCATTACAAATAATGTGGTTGACTGGACTGACGAGAGTGGTGGAGACGACAACAAGAACTACTCTATGGGTAGCACTGTTGAGACTGGACTTGACGAGGACTCACTACATAGTGCCTTAGACTCTTATGAGAATAAGGAAGACTATAAGGCAGATGTGTCTAACTTAGAAGTAGGCTTAAGCGGAGTACCTGCAGATGTATGGTCATATGTAACTAGAGAATTAACAGTAGCGGCTGGTCTTACTCCTGAACAGGAAGCGAAGTTGGATGAGATTATAACGGACATAAGTGAAGTGCCTACAGCGGTAGAGAATGCGGATGCAACATGGGGCAAGATCATATAATGGAAAGCTTCGGAGAGAGACTACTTGAAATGAGTACGCTCTTCAGTGGGAACACTGCGAGAGATCATTTCTTGAACGTGAGTAAGCCTGATGAGGTCTACCTGGAAGGTGAGAAGGAAATCTATATAGACTCTCATAAGTACATCTCCGGTAGGGTTTATCTTGTATCAACTGAAGGGTCTGTAGAAGTAGCAGGTGCGTCAGGTGGAATAGATATAATGGAAACAAGTGGAAGTATAGTACCCCGTAGCATAGACGGCGATATTGAATAAAAGGAATAAGAATGGCAAAAGAATTAGTAAGTGCAGACGTAGAGAGACCGGCAGGGGATACATTCCCAAGTAAGTCAACAATCAAAGTAAATGGAGTTCCCATAGACCTTACGGACTGGGATGTGGACCTTAGGTATATGAAGGACGACGTAGAGTGGGTAATCAACTGTATTGCCACTGACGTGAAAGGTGGTAGAGTAAGTATCTATCCTCATGGGCGAACTAGAGCGGAAGCAGATGCATCAGGGACTAGATTATCACCTGAGGATTATGTCATGACAGGTTTGACAGGTGCAAATCAAGTATGGGATGAGGACGAAGCGAATGCGAAGTATCCTTTCTATCTAGTGCGGACTAGGCTGTTCGATGGGTATCTTGAAGAGATGACACACAATTCGGGGAGCATACAATTGGCGGCACGCTATCTAAGCTAAGTCAAGCTTAAGCAAGACTGAGGTATACTACAGACATATAACTATAATATATGAGGTAATAGGTGAATAAATGAATACTAACGACGAAACCGTAGAGCTATATAAGTGTAACACATGTAATGAGTTACTCCCAGCGAGCTGCTACCCACTACGCAAAGAGAAGCCAAGAGGTAAGTGTAAAAAGTGTGTAGCACACATAGGTAAGCTGCGTAGAGCTGGTAAACAAGAAGAGATAGTAGCACTATACGTAAAGAGGGAAATCCCGGACTACACCCTAGATAAAGAGTGTAAAGTTTGTGGTATAGTTAAACCTGCAGAGGAATACCCAAAGAATGGACACAGACGTAAAAATACGTGTAAGAGCTGCGCTAGTATACGTACTAAAAAGTATAGAGATAATAAAGAAGCGTATGGTGATATAACAGAAGAGTTTAACTGTAGGAGTTGTGACATACTAATAACACCAGGGGAAGTCTATATACAGAATAAACGAACTAATCAACCGTGTACACAATGTAAAGATTGCTACTTCGCAGATGTTAACAATAGAAAAGCTAGAAGACGTGTAAAAATAAAAGAGTCTAGGCAAGTAAATACTGTAGATGAAGAGGCTAGAATTAGAGAGATATATCGGCAGTGTAAAAAACTAAATAAATCAGGTACGACTAAGTATGAGGTAGATCATGTCAAACCACTTAGTAAGGGTGGAGCTCATCATCCAGACAATCTACAAATACTAACTGCTAAAGAGAATAGGTCTAAGGGTAATAAATATGAATAATAATAATAATAATAACAGTAATAATAGAGTCTATGGCTATCCAAAGTTAACAGCATGGCCGTTTGAGCCTTCTTTCAAGGAACTGAGTACAGACTTGACAGAAGCAGACAGTAGTAGACAGACACAGATAGACAAGATCGTTCAGTATCGGGAAGATATGGATGGTGGGAAGCCTATCAGTAACACTGTACGGAGCAAAGGGAAGTCAACACAGAGACCTCTTGTTATTCGTAAGCAAGCAGAATGGGCATATCCAGTTATGGAAGAGCCTTTCTTAAGTACACAGGATATGTTCATCATTCAACCAAGAGGAAGAGATGATGAAGATGCAGCGAAGCAGAATGGAATGTTACTGAACTGGTTCATGAGTACGAAGATCAATAAGAGTGCCTTTATAAGTGAGATGGTTCGAACTTTATATGACGAAGGAACTGTAATTGTTAAGGACGGATGGACTGTAGAAGAGGAAGAAGTAGAGGTAGAAGAGATTGTACCTGTATATGGAACACCTGAAGAGTCTTTAGTGGCTCTACAACAACAAGTTCAAGCTGGCCAAATTGACGAAGCGCAAGCTCAAGCAATGATGGAAATGGGTGAACCTGTTCAGATTGGCGAAGAGACTGTAATGAGAGTGGAAACTAGAACTGTAAGTAATCATCCAACTCTAGAGGTTGTGGACAATACGAATATCATCGTTGATCCAACTTGTGATGGGGAGATAAGCAGAGCACAGTTCATTATACATGAGTATGAGACAGACTATGCAACTCTTAGAAGTCAGAAGTATGACCCTAAGACGAAGACAGGAATATATAAGAATCTTAGTAAAGTAAGATTCGAATCTGAGAAAGATAATCCTTATGGAGATTATGACTCAACAGAGAAGACATCGTTCTTCTTTCAAGATAAGCCTAGAGCGAAAGTAAAGGCATATGAGTATTGGGGATATTGGGATATTGATGGTAGAGGGGGATTAACTCCTATCGTTGCAACATGGATTGGCGAAGTGATGGTCAGACTAGAGAAGAATCCTTATAGTCATCAAGAACTTCCTTTCTCAGTAGCAAGATATATGCCAAGAAAGAAAGAATTCTGGGGTCAACCAGATGGAGAACTTCTTAAAGAGAATCAAGAGACAATAGGAATATACACAAGAGCAATGCACGACCAGACTATAACGAATGCGTTAGGTCAGAAATTAGTGGATGAGACTCTATTTAATAGTCCGAGTCAGTGGCAAGCATTCCAAAAAGGGAATGATGCAAGATTTAGACCAGGAGCGAACCCAGACACAATGATCTGGAAGAGTAAGATAGAACCTATAGACAAGTCTGCCTTTGATATGATTAACTTCCAGAGAGCGGATGCAGAGAGTATTATTGGAAAGAAAGCCTTCGGAGAAGGTATAAGTGGAGCCTCACTTGGCTCATCTGTGGGTGGAATCAGGTCAGCAATGGATGCAACGAGTAAGAGAAATCTTGGAGTTCTTAGACGAATCAGTGATGAGTTACTACGGAACCTGGCGAGACATATGCTTGTGAATGCACAAGAGTTCTTAGACGAAGAGACTGTAGTTAGACTAAGTGATGGAGAATTTGTAGACATCCTTAAGCAAGACTTACAAATGGAGTTCGACCTTAGAGTGGACATAAATACACCTGAGAAGGAACAAGAAGTAAGTGACAAGATCGCATTCATGTATCAGACAATGAGTAATGACCAACCTTCTGAGTTACAGAAGATAATGATGAAGAAATGGGCGACTGTAAATAAGATGCCTGACATCGTTAAGGACATAGACGAAATGCCTGAACCTGAACCATCTCCAGAAGAGATTAAGATGCAACAAATGCAAATGCAGATTATGGAACTTGACATAGAATTAAAGATGGCAGAATTAGCGAAAGTTGTAAAAGAGACAGAGAAGATAGACGCAAATATCTCAGAGACAATCTTAAGAACTCAAGATAATCAAGACAAGAAAGCAAGTACGGCGAATGTACAGAATGCACAAGCAGAGAAGATCAGAAGTGAGCAAGATGAGCTGGATGCACGCTTTATCGAGCATAGGAGCGGAAGAGTTCGAGAGAAGGAGCTTCAAGATAAGGCGATGGACTTCGAAGCACAGGCAGCAATAGCAGAGCAAACAAAAACAAAAGAAGGAAATAAATAATGGATAATCCATACATGCAAGCACCTAACGGTGACAAGTCAGTGGCAGATGAGAATCTGTCTCTGAAAAGACAGAACAGAGACATGCAACTAGCAGGTGAACAACTTCAAGGGGAGAATGGAAGACTTATGAATGAGCGAGACGAACTTGCGAGTGCTATGGCCAACCCTGGAGTAGATGCAAATGTGGGTGGACTAAGACAACCTGCTATGGACAGAGGTCCTCAAATGAGTCCTGAAGAGGCGGTAGCCGACGCAATTGTTACTCAGGGTATAGATCCAAATGAACTTCATCAGATGATGGTCGAAGGTGGTCAAGACCCTGAACAAGCAGGAATGTTAATAGGGACAGTATTGCAGCAGGTCCAAGAAGCCGAGATGGCTCAGGCTGATTCTAATGAAGCAGTAAATAGGTACTCTTTAAGTCAATTAGGTAGATAAGCTACCTTTAAGCAAGAGTAGTATATAATACTTCTAATAGACCAACAAGTAGACGTCTAAAAACTCTATCTAATATAAGGCAATGTGCACGTAGTGTAGTAACCTAAAGGACAGCGGCAATGACTAAAGACAACCGGGACTTAGAAATAGAGGCTATAGACAAAAGAATAGCTGCTATACAGGACGACAAAGAGCAGATCAAGAAGTATGCAGAAGTAGCAAAGGCATTAGAAGTAATGTGTGCAACTGATGAATATAAGCTTGTAATTGAACAGGTATTCCTTAAGGAAGAGACAGAGAACATGATGGACCTATTAAGCGGGGACAGCCAGTTACAAGACTCAGACGTAGAAGGTATTAACAAGATACTAAGTGTTGTTAGAGGATTTAAATCTTTTATTAAGAACACGAAAGAACTTGGAGATGATGTACAAGATAGATTATCAATATGTGATGCTCGTATAGCAGAAGAGAAAGTATATAGAGATGAAGTATTCAAGAACGAAGGAGAGCTAGATGGCTAACCAGGAAGTAGAATACGAAACAGAAATGGATAGACTAGACGCTCTTATGAGTGGAGAGTTAAAGCTGGAGCATGAAGCTCCGGAAGACGAAGATTACAACGATGAGGACACTGATCAATCAAACGAATCAGATACTGAAGATGACAACGACGAAGCAGAAACGAATGACCAGAATGACGAGGACGGTAGTGAGACTGAAGAAGATGACGAAGACAGTACTGATGACGAGGATGAAGAACACACTCAAGTAGAAGACGGTAATTCAGAAACTGAAGACGAGGAAGAGTCGGACGAAACAGCGGAAGCTAATGAAGCCAAAGACGAAGGTGAAGACAGTACAGAAACAGCAGGTTCAGAAGAAGATTCGAGTGACGGTTCGGATACGGAAGATGAAGAAGGTACAGATACAGTTGATTACAAAAAAGAATATGAGACATTACAGGAAACTAGTAAGGCTCATAAGGACTTCTACGACAAGGTGACTTCAGAATTTACTGCCAATGGAAAGACTATGAAAGGATTTACAGACCCAGAGAAAGTGATCCAGAGTCAACAAATGGCAGCAGGTTTTAGTGAGAAGATGAGTGGCTTTAAGCCGTACAGACCTTATATGGACACTATCAAGAAACAAGGTTGGTTAGAAGACCCATCGAAGTTTGATATGGCAGTGAACCTTATGAATAAGGATCCAGAGGCAATAAAGCAACTTATCAAAGATAGTGAGTTAGATATAGACGACTTAAGTCTATCTATGGATGACATAAACTATAATGGTCAGACGCATACAGCGAGTACGGCCGAGGTTGCGTTAGATGACGTAATGTCAAGTGCTAGAGCACATGGTGTTGAAGACAGGATGGTACAAGCTTTAAGTGGAAGTTGGAAAGAGGATGGAAGTCTAATGGAAATCCTTGATAATCCAGCTGACGCAGAAGGACTTGTGAACCACATGGTCGAAGACGTCGATGGCAATAGTATTTATAAAGATATTCAAGCTAGGGTTAGTGAGAGACTAAGAACCGACTACGCAGGTAGCTTTTCAACTAAGAACTCACTAGCACAGTACAGAGCGGCAGCAAGTGAGCTTGAGAACGAGTATCGAGAATCTGTTAAGCAGGGTAAACTGGATGGGATAAAGACTGCGCAAGCAGCTAAGTCTCAGAGAGTTGAAGACGAGAAAGTGAAGATAGAACAGGCCAGAGTAGAACGTGAGTATAAAGCGAACGTTGAGAAAGAGGCGAGTAAAGTAAGTTCGGCTAGAAACAAAGCTGCAAGTGTAAGTAAGCCAAAGAGGAAGACTAAGGCAAAGCCTAAGTTTGACCCTATAGACAAGTCACAATCATTAGAGGGTGATGCGTTGATGGAGTACTTTAACAAGCAGATTCTTGGCAAGAACTACTAGACCGAAAACAAAAAGGAAAAAATAGATGAGTAATCAAACAAAAGTATTTAACGATGGCGAGTTAACGTCGAACACAATTGACAGACAGTTTACACCAGAGTTCGTATCAAAGGCAATCGTTGAGATGCCAGCAAGACAGACAGTATTTATGGATAGAGGGAATAGAGATAATCAACCTGAGAACCATGGAGATACTTTCACTAAGCAAGTTAATTATCCTGTATTACATAAAGATAATATGATTGATGGTGGTATTGATGCAAATGGTGCAATCTTACTAGGTAATAACTGGTATGTATATCTTAAGTCAGGTGCTCTTGATAGTACATATACTGCAGATGAGTACATGGTAAATGGTGCAATGGATTTTGTAGCAGGTGTAGCAGCGGCTAAGGCAGCAGCAGTAGCCAGAGTAGCAGCAATTGCAGATTCAGCGACAATGAAGTCAGGTGCAGGTTCAATCAGAAATGGTCAGAATTCATTCTTAGTTGAAAAAGATGGTTTAACTCCAATTCCAGAAAATGGTGGGCAAATGAATGAGGTTAATGGATCTACAAAGTTAGTATCTGCTAAGGTTGATTTATTTGGTGCAAACTCTAAGTATACAGTTAAGTCTGTGAAGTTAGATTCAAGGGTTAAAGAGATTGGTAGAACAATCAAAGACTTAGGTAGATATAGAGCCGAAGTTCAAGAAGGTCAAGCTAGAGCATCTGTTATTTCAGCTTCTGAAGCAAATAGAATGTGTGCATCTGATACAGGTGTATGTCCAGCAGAACTTGATGGTAATGACGTATTAACATACGAAACATTTGAAGCTTGGGAACAAGATTTACAAAATGCAGAGATTCCATTACAAACTATGATCATCAGTGGTTCAACTAAGATTGACACCAAGACTGTAGACGGTTCTTACATAGTGTACATTGCTAAGGAATTAGTGCCTACATTAAGAAAGATCAAAGATGCAAACGGTGATACAATTTGGATGTCTCCAAAAGAGTATTCATATGGTATGGGAACAAAAGCTTTTGATGGGTTAGCTGGTGAAGTGGGTGCTTTCAAAGACTTACCTTTCAGATTTGTAGTTGTACAAGATATGCCTACTTATAAAGGTCAAGGTGAAGAAGTAGCAGGTACAGGTGATTCAGCTTCAGCTGGAACTCAAGCATTAGCTTACAAGACAAACGGTTATTACGATGTATTCCCATTAGTTGTAATTGGTGACGATGCTTATACAACATTATCATATGGTTGGGGAAATGTTTCTGCGAAGCATATCAAACCTCAGAATCAAATTGGTGTTGGTGACATCTATGCAACAACAGGTGCAGTAATCACTCAGTGGTCTTACGGTTTCTTATGTTACAGACCTGAGAGGCTACGTCAATTAGCGTGCGTGGCAACTAAAACAGGTACGATCGTAGCCTAGCCTCTCTCTGGGAGATTAGCCCTTTAATTAGGGCCTTGTCTTTCAGTTAAGGTCGTTTTAAGGAAACATATGGTATAATCTTTTATAAACATAAAGGATCCATATGGAATTAATACAAATAACAAATTCAAAGCCTGAGTCAGAAGGTTCTCTAAGAACCAAACGATTTGGGCTTTTTCTATGCCCAGCTTGTAATGAGCAGGTAGAGAGACCTCTTTCACATGGAAGAAGAAACAAAAGCTGTGGCAAACAAGAATGCCGTAAAGCAATGTTCACGCCGTCAGGAAAGAACTCAGGGCCTCGAAAAGCAAACCCTATAACAACTAACCCCCACTACTCTGCCTATAAGTACCATTACAGCACTGTCAAGGAAAAGACTTCTAAATGGCCTACCCTACAACTATTCAAGGAAGATACATGGGAAACGTACATCATATTCAAGGATAATAACCCTGGTGTCCCTTTGACATACATCCTAGATGGGGAAGATCTAGAGTGGGTATCTGCAAAGAAATTAAGTAAACTTTACCTAATAGCCGCCGGTCCTTACGTAAAGATAGGAGTCTCTTCTAATATTCCTGACCGACTTACTATCCTCCAGGTAGGGTCTCCAGTGGAACTTGAACTCCTATTCTCTGTTGAGGTTAGAGAAGCCTATGCATTAGAGCGTTACTTCCACGGAGAGTTCAGTTCTCAAAGTGTACGTGGTGAGTGGTTTACGCTAACAAGCGAAGATATTCTAGGGATAGAAAACTACTGTGCCAACTCTATCATAAACGGGCAGTGGGTTCCAGGAGAAGGTGTAGAATTATATCCATTACTGCCTAGGTCTCTTTCGAAGCCTATATCTAAGGAAGTTATTCCATCAGTACACACAACTACAGAAGAGTGTCCGGAGATCGTAAACGATAGGTCAGCACAGAAGGAAGCGACGACTAAACACTCTTTAACAGGCGCTAGAATATACTCTTATTGGCAGACTATGAAGAAAAGAGCGAAGAAGAATGGAAGTATTGTATGTAAAGAGTGGCAAGATGCTCAGACATTCTATGACGATATGTACGAAGGCATGTTAGCACAGGATGCCTTGCATAGTGCAGATAAGAAGCCAGGTAACAAGACATCTATGGTGTATACGGAGAGTACGGAACCTGTAGGACCTACAAACTGTAGATGGGGAACATATATGGAAAGTGCGGCCGTATGGTCAAAACCTATTCAGAAGATATCTCTAACGACAGGAGAAGTTATTGCGAAGTATGTATCTGTAAAAGAAGCAGCCGAAGACACCTTGTCCGCAATAGGCTCAAAGATATCTGCAGTATGTAGAGGATCTCGTAAGACACACGCAGGGTATGGATGGAAGTACCTAAGCAACCCTTAAGCAACATAGAGGTATAATACATACAACAACGTAGTACAAACAATAAGAACAGACTCCCGTTAGGGCTAATAAATATGGCAATGTACATAGGTACAACCACTAAGGAAAAATAGAATGATCAAATTAACAGGCGAAGAAACTAAAGCACAGCTAATCACAGTATGTGAAGAAAACGGTATCGAAATCGAAGGTAAACCAACAAATCAAGCAATCAGAGACTTAATCGAAGCACATGAAGACTTTGAACCAAATGCAGCAGACACATTAGAGAAATTGACAGATGTAGCAGTGGACGAAGTTCCAGGAGAAGTTGTAGACGAAGTAGGTGTAGCATTAGTAAAATCAACTAGTAAACTGGATGATATTCAGGAAGATAACAATAGAAGAGTTCTTATCTCAGTAACAGACCATGACAACTCTCAATCAATTGAGAATGACGTAGAAGAAAGACTATACAGTGCCTCTTGGGGTAATAGACTTATGGGTGTAGCTCATGAGAGTGTTCTTGTAAATGGATCAGCACAATACGCAAGTAGAGGGTTTATCAAACATATGAGAACTTTGACATATGGACAGTCTATAACAGACTCAAATGGGAAAGTAAAGACAAACCCTAAGAAGAGATTTACTATTAATGAACTAACTGGTTGGTCGCAAGAACAACTAGACGGCCTTAAGAAATCTCAAATGGGTAGAATGTAATCTATATCGAGCACACTTCGGTGTGTTCTTTTATAAATTAACAAAGGAAGTAATATGGCAGATGTAGTATGGAGTAATATAATCGGAAATAAGACACTAGAGGATGGTGGATACGCTGGTGACTTACTAGAAGTTGCTATGCTTCATTTAGTTAAAGCAAAGGAAGATGGAACTCTGACAGAGGGACAAGTCGGTGAGATATACGCTGTGACAATCTCAGCAGTATTTCAGCAAGCAATCGGATATGAAATGCAGAAAGAGAATCAAGAAGCTGTGAACGATCAAGTACGTAGAAGGAGTGTTTAATGGCATATACATCAGAGACCTACCTAGAAGAGTATAAGACAGTATTCGAGGACCTACTAGAACAAGCCACAATAAGTACAACGACAGGCAAAGACTCTCTTATGGAGAAACTATTCTTAGAGATTGACGCAGCAGTAACTGATGAAGAAATAACAGTCAGAGACGCACTCTCGCTGAAAAAAGATGCCTATATGCAAATGTTAACTGCTCTTACTGGTCAGAGCCAAAAGACTGCGATTACACTAGTGGATAAGAAGTATAAGTTCGGTGGGGAAATATCTCTACAGGATGAGCAAATAGCAGGTTCGGAAGCGGATACAGCTTATAAAGTAGCGAGTAAACTAGCACTAGAAGATCAGGTTACACATAATAGGTTAATTAAGGGATTGTCATCAGTTGCAAATGTAAATGGTATGGCCCTTGGTGGTGGAGTAGCAGTGGAGTCTGAACAACTTGAGCAGTTCAATGACATCCTATACGAACTAGTACCAGAAATAGTGTAATGCAGTTAGAATTAGACGACATAGGGTCTAGAGCCTCTCTAGCTCTAATCAAGGCCTCTAATGCCAGTGGATCAATAGACGAGGATAGGGTTAAATTCCAGAACCTTGCTCTAGAGAATGGAATAACATTTGACGCAAATGGAGATATCCAGGCTAATGAACTGTACGACAAGGCAGAGATCGCAATGGAAGTACTTGGAGTAAGTACTAACACAGTAAATCACAGACTTGTTCTTGACGAGTCTATACTCAACAATAAACTTAATGCAATAGCAAACTTATTTGGAGTTACATTCAACGGAGATGGAACTATTAACACAGAATCATATAACGGACATACTCATGAATATGCAGATGCAACTATTAACGATACTGCCGACGGAAGTGGTACACAAACTAATACAACAAGAGAGACTCAAGGAGTCAGCTAATGGACAATAGAATAAGCATGTACTTTGCCGTTAGTAAAGAGTGTAATCTCAGATGCTCATACTGTTACCTTAGTGAGGACAACAAAAATGTAAAGACTAGCGACTCTTCTAATATAAAAGCAGTTAGAGAGTTTCTTGCTAAGTGTAGAGAAGAGGATATAAGCATACATAATGTTGGGCTGCACGGGGCAGAGCCTACAATGCTGGCCCCAGAAAGTATAGCAGAGATAGCTGGTATGTTCATTGATGTTATATCTGGAAAAGTTACCCTACAATCAAATGGAGTAAATCTTACTAGAGACTATTTTGACAGAATGCTAAGCACAGAACCAAGGATTAGAGACTCTATGAATATAGGGTTCAGTCTTGACGGACACGAAGAGATACATAATAAATACAGGGGAAAGACTCACGATATAGTTGTATCAAATATGCTTATATCTAAGCAGCTTGGCTTTCATACACAATTCCTTTCAGTTATAACTAATGATACTGTTCAACAGCTTGATAAGTTTACTGAGCAAGTGCAGTCTTTGGTTAATGCAGGAATATCGTATGAATTTAAGATTGTTGAGCATGATCATTCTATGACTCTTGAGAATAGGATGGAGTTCAGCAAATGGACTAGAGATAATGAGTTTACTGCAGGATTACAACCGCTCAAGAAGAATATATGTATAAACATGGGTAATGATTGCTCATTTATGGAGTTTGATACTGACGGGTCTACTTATAGCTGTAATAAGGTATTTGATGATCAATTTTCATTCGCAAATTGGAAGACTGAAAAGCTACAGGATATTCTTGTCAAACGTAAAAGTGTGTATAAGAATGAGCCTATAAGCAGTGCTTGTGATAGTTGTGAATACAGTGAGTTATGTAACGGAGGATGCCCAATAAGTAGGGTTGACGGTCTTCCTGAAGACTGTGTGATACGTAAAGATATTTATAGGCACGGGTTCAAGCCTGAGTTGAATAATAAATCATTAATAGGTTCTACTGGATGTGGATGCGGCGGATGCGGAGGTTCTGGGGATAGTAGTGCTGACGGAGATGGAAGCAGCGGAACAGGCGGAAGTGCTGGAGGTGGCGGAGGTACAGACTCAAATGGTAACTCTGATACCGGTGGTCTAGGAGGAACTCCTGGGGGCGGTCTAGTAGGTGGTACTGGGCCTAACGCCGCTCCCTCGGCAACTGCTGCAGAAAACCAAGGATTTGAGGATACTGTAGGTAGAGGGATGGTGACGTCAAATGATGGTTGGGCCACACAAGAGGGCACAGTGTCTCATGCTCAGTCTATGTTCGGTTTCGGTTATGACACTCATACTAACATGGCCACTATGGCCGGATTCACCGCTGCTGCGGAGGCAGTTGCAGATATTGTAGAAGCCTTTGGTGGAACAATAGGTTCTGGCCCTGCTGACACAATGTCAGCAGAAACGGCCCAGGCAATAGGGTCTGTAGCTATGGCAGCAGCAGGCTATGCCACTGGAGTTAGAGGAATTCAGGCAGCAGCAGCAGTGGCAACAGCAGTAGTAGATACGGCAGTAGCTACTGGTCATATGGACGCGGAGGTAGCTGCACAGGCTAAGGCCGCTATTGCAGTTGTATCTATAGTCACCTCTTTACCTGGGCAGGTGGCAGGAATTAACGCAGCAATGAATGCTCGTGGTATGCCTGCAGCAGCTAGAGCTATGATAGGAATGAAGGTTGCAGCAGGACTGTATGGATTATCATCTCTCGGACAGGCAGCAGCAGCGGCTGGACTGACAGGTGGTCTTACCAATGCGGGAGGTCTTTCATACGGTGGCACAATGGCATTCGGATTATTTGCAAATAGTCTTGGAATAAACCCCGCAGACAGTCTAGCTGTCCTAGGCGCATACCAAGCATTCACTTCTCTCAGTGCGAAGAGCATAGATGTAAACTCTGTACAGAATGATCCATTCGAATGGATGGCTGGTGGAGCGAAGTATGAAGCACAGTTTGCAGGTGGTATTGCATATCAACCTAACAAGGTGCGTGATTCAAAGAATATAGCGGCTCACTCATTTGGAATAAGTAAGGAAGATAGGGTTCAACTATTCCAAGAAGATGGAAGATATACAAATCTAGAACCTATTGACACATCAATTAATACTACACAGTCATCAGTAGCTCCTAAACAGCTTATGCAAAAGAGACTATCGAGACTTATTGAAGACTATAACGAGAGTGTGGAGAGTGCCGAGTATGTAGACACTACTGCGAAGTCTGAGCGTACAGCAACTGCTGTTGGAAGCTGGTCTGGGCAGGGTGAGAGAGACAAGATGTCATCTGAGATCAAGGAACTGCTCGCTAAGTTAAGCAAGTAGTAAGTCTTAGTATGGTATAGTAGATAAAAATAAAAGTAAACAAGGAAATAATATGGCATGGTATGACGCAATAGGAGGCGGATTAAAGGCTGTTGGAAGCTGGGCAACTGATGATAAGGACGGATGGTTTGACAATAAAGGTATGTCTGGTGCATTCTTCGGAAAGGATGGGGGATTTGGAGGATCGGGAAGCTCTCTTGGAAACGTTGGAAGCTGGTTGTCAAATAAAGACGGTAAAGGTATGTCAGAAGGCATGGGCAAGTTACTAGGAACTGGAATTGGTGCAGCAGCTAATATATACGGAGCTAGAAAGAACGACAGTCTGCAAAGAGACTTAATGAGTCGTTCTGACGCAGCAGACAAGTATGCGATGGGCAAGACTGCAAAACAAGAAGAGAACTTCAAAACTGCACTAGACAACTCAAAGCGTAGAGCACAGAAGCGAAAACTTGAAGGCACTAATACTGACTGGGCATTCGATGGAAGTGGTGAACGATAATGGCGTTCTTTGAACCTAAAGGAGCTGAGAACTACGCAAGACTAGCGGCTCAAGCAGGCAATAGGTCTATTGACTACATAAGCCAATTAGGGGCAACTCTATCAAAAGGCATTACTAATCAAGCGAAGATTAATAGAGAGACTGCAAACAAAGACGCACTCTTAGCTCAGAAGAGTGGGTACACAGGTGACCCATCTGAAGAGTCTAAGAAGATAAGTGACAAAATTGGCATGCTCGCTAAGAGGGGACAAGAACAGTACCCAAATGCAAAGAACCCTTACGGACAGGAAATAGACGCTCTAACAAGTCAATTGCAAAGTATTGACACTCAAGGGCGTAAAGACTATGCAGGCGTTCTTGCAGGCGGAGATCAAGCTACTCAAGAGAAGATGATCGCCCTTGACAGACAAGCAAAGATGGCCGGGAGAGCGGATCAACTATTCAACTGGAAAGTACAGGACAGGGACAAAGCACTTCTTAAAGAGAAAGGTCTCGAACATATAAGCAACCAGGACGTGAACACGGCATGGGGAGCTCTTGGAGACAAGATCAACGCAGGAATCTTAGCAGATGAGAAGCAGCAGAAAAAGGATGGGACATATATAGACCCTACGAAGTATGCAAATGCAGACCTATATAACGAGGCCATAAAAGAGCGTGGAGATAACGACCAGTTTGACTCTCTAGCGAACGAGAAATTGAACAATCTTGGACAGATGGAGATGAGTAAAGCAGATCGGGCAACTAGATCAGCAGAACTTACAGCCCAACTTGCGAAGTATGGTATAACAGGAAAAGAAGCTCGTACGGAAGTGGAAGCCTTGATGGGAACAGGCGTGAAGTCTGGGAAGTTGACAGATGTTCAGAAGAAACAGTATGACATATCTCTAAAGAAGATTAAGAACCTTAGAGAAGATAAGGATCTTAAATCAGGAATAAAGACTAATAAAGCTGGTGGCAAGTATATGAGTACAAAAGGAGGCGACAAAGCTCTTTTAGATGTACAAACTAAACTATCTAAGGCAGGGTATGAAAGCTCTGTAATAGGTACGGACTACGGATATAACCAACTTCTTGACGCGGATATTCAATTCAAGGATAAAGAAGGTAAGGTACATACGACAACAACTAAACAGGCATTGCAAGCAGGGTGGATAACATCTGACGCAGTTATATCAATCGTGGATGCAAATGCAGAGTGGACACTTGGAGATGACAAGGACGAAATAAGGGGAACAGCACTTAAACACCTTGCAAATAAGATTGATCCTAAGAAGTATAGTGGGAATAACCTTAAAGCAAAGTTGGCAAAGAACTCTGAATGGGAACAAGCAGAACTTTCTAAATTAAGTGCAAGTCTTGGAGGAACGAAGGAAGGTAGATCTCAGAATGAGGTTGTGCAAACTTTGTATGACGAGATTCGTAATGGTGGAAAGAAGAAAGAGACTCCTGGAAAGGATGTCTCTGGTAAAACAGGAGGGACAGACCCTTATGCAACTCCAAAAGAAGCAACTGCAGACGATCTTATGAAAAGTCTTACAGATAGAGCGAATGCTCCTATCGGACAGGGAATTGCAGCAGACAATTATGCAGCACTTACTCCTGACGTAACTGAAGCAAGTGTGAATGCAGACCCTCTTGCAGCTCTGAAAGAGCAAGTGAAGCAGGAGGCACCTTCTAGTGCTCCCTTAAAAGTGGATGCAGAGATAGCTGTAATGGATAAGTTAGGTATTGACCCGGATGACGTAAAGCCTATTGAAGTACTGAGGGCTATTGAGGAGTATTCAAAGACTAGTGCCCGTGGACTGCTTCCTACTGACTTAGAGGCTGCGAGGAAGTACTACGAAGGACAGTACGGTCCTGGGCAGTTATTTCTTGACGCAGGTACTCAGGGGATTAAAGGTGTCTTATCGGCTACTGGTGAAGGACTCACAGCGTTAGCTGACGAAGCTGTTAGACTTCCTGTAAATGTAGCTAGAGGATTTACAGGTGGCTCTGTTCTTGATAACCCTCTGCAGACCTCTGTAGGTGGACTTAAAGAGTCGTTAGCAACTAGTAAACAGGAAGCAGCACAGGAGCTGGGAAGATTATCAGGAGAGAATCCTGAGGAACTTGCAACAGCTATGGAGATAGCATCAATTGCCATCCCTGGCGGAGTTGTAGGCCTGGCTAAACTACTAAAACCTCTAGGTCTTAGGAAGTCTAGAGAGACTCTTTTGGAGCTTTCAAAGGTAATTCGTAATGGGAAGGTTGACCCTGCAGCCCTTCAGAGCTGGACAACTAAGGTAAGGAGAACATCAGGTACTAAACACTATCGACCTAAACCTAGTGGAAAGTACAGCTTCTAAACTAAGCAAACCTTAACCATAACTTGGGTAATATAGTTTATAAACTATATTTCCTAAGGAAGATGAATGAATTACAAAGACTTATTGCGAGAGATTGACACAGGTGTTTCACAAAGCCAGGATCAAAGTGGCGGATACCAAATGTCTGGAGGGCTTCTAACTAAAGAGGACCGACTTGAACAAAGAACTAAAGAAAAACAAGCACGACTCGGTGCACAAGAAGCAAACACATTAACAGGTGCACAACTACAACAAGAATTAAGTGACGCCGTAAATAAACAGGTGTATACAAGATCTGACGGATCTCAATTCCAATACGACTTTCAATCAACGAATGCAGATGGAACTTATAAAGACACAAGCAAAGAAATTGAATACACAGGTGACGGAAGTAAGTACAAAACAAGAGACCTATATATAGATGACACCCTTCAAGGGAACATGAAACTAGGTCTTGCACGAAGTGATCAAGAAGGGTATAAAGGAAGGTATGACAAGAATATTCATCCTTCTTGGGGTCTTGCAGACAATCAAGAACTAGCAGGATCAAGAGGAGTAACTCCAGAAGACGGAGCACTTCTTAACGTAACACTGCCTTATGGAGCAGCAACTAAGTTTGAACAACTTGTGCATACAAACAAAGGCCAAATAGAGAACAGAGCAGCAGGACAGACATGGGACGAGATTGATGCCGTTAGGCCTCAATATGGGAGTGGTGTAAGTGAGTACACAACTCCAAACGCACCTATATGGAATATAGACTCTCAACAATCAACAGAACCTTTACCAGCAGACACATACATGCCTGGGAGACTAGGACTAGACACAACAGACCCAGAAATAGCGAAGTACCTAGTGTCAAATGAAAGTAGAGCGGCTGACAGCAGTCGTGCAATGAATGTTGTTAAGGCCGCAGGCGTAATGGCGAGTACGTATGCCTTGAATGCAGCAGCATTTGTGGCAAATATAGGTAGCGAGGACATGGGTAATACTGTGTTTGGTACAGCCAAAGAACGTAGAGAGGGTGTCGAAGAATATTTCGGATATGACGCTAGTCACAGTAAGGAACAGATGGACATGATCGAGAAGATCGCTCTTGAGAATATGTCACAGGAAATTGTGGAAGAAGAGAAGGGCTGGTTCGATAAGTATATAGAGGAGGAAGGGTCTGAAGGCATACAAGCCTTTAACAGACTTATATCAAATCTAGATGGCGATGAAGCTATGCAAATTATTCAGAAGTCTATTGAGACTCCTGAGACAGCAGTGGAATTCTATGGCGTTATTCTAGGAGAAGTCTTAGTAGGAAAAGGAGCAGGATTACTTACAAAAGCAGGGCGAGCACAGCGTAAGTTAGGTAAAATGCGTAAGGTAGATAACCTAGACCCTAAGAAGATTGAAGCCTTTGAAAAAGTACAAGGACTTACAAACTTCAACAAGGCAGCTCTAAAAGTAGCGCAGAACTCACCGTTAGTGGCGATAGCAACAGGTATGAGTGTAGAGCAAGAAGAAGAGTTCTTTGAGAAGTACGATCGAAGATGGACAAATACAGAAATGGCAGGATCAGTATTATTAAATACTGTGAACTATAAGCTAGAGAAGTTTACAGATGTACAACTGGCAAAAGGTCTACCAGTATTGCAGAGTGCAATCTCTAAAGGTATAGCACAGTTGCCTAAGAGTATGCAAGCAGCCGCAGCGAAGAGTATGATCTTGCAATTGACGGGAAGAGTAGCACAAGTAGCAGGTGGAGCTGTTGTGGTCGAGCCTATGCAAGAGGGTATTCAAGGCCTTATGGAGGAATTGAACAAGTATAACCTTATAGGAGAGGACTCTCAAGATCTTACGAAGGAAGAGCAGGGAGACATTGCGAAGAATGTAGCAACTGGAATGTTGGCAGCACCGGGGTCAGCAGTCGTTATGCAAGCACCTTCGGCAGCCAAGTATGGGCTTGGAGCAACTCTTGTAGCGGCAGGAAAGCAAGTAGACAAGAGTATAGCGAAGAATAAAGCGACTAAGGATGCAAAGATCGAGGCAGCAGACCTAAAGAGCAGAGAAGAAGGTCTACAAGACGTAGAACTTGGACAGGCCTTTGAAACTCCTACAGAAGAGACAATCGTAGAGAACGAAGATGGAACGAAGTCTAGTAAACAATTATTCAAGAGTGCACAAGAAATCCAAAGCGAGAGTAAAGACAAGGCAGAGTATCAAGTAAAACTTGAGCAGAATAAGCAAGACGTAATAGGAAGTATATTCAACCTTAATGAAGTGGACAAAGGGCAGTTATCTAGAGAAGGGGAAGCTCTTAAGAAGTCTGACTCTAAAGCCTTTGAAGCAAGAATGGAGCAAGTAGAGTCTTGGATGGGAGAGTACGCAAGTGCATTCACAGACAAGGACGGAGTTGTGAAAAGTGCAACTGTTCAGAGAGAGTTGGATACTGTAGAGAGCGCCATTCAGAGTGTTCGAGACCAGGACCTATTAGCAAGACAAGAAGCCTACGAGGAGATCGAGAGAGAAGACAGAACAAAGGCAGAGACAGACATCGTTAAAGAATTTGCAGAGAAGCAGGAACCTCTTAAGGACATGTCTGTAGAAGAAAGAACAGAGAGTATCTTTGTACAACTGCAAGCAGCAGAGGGTCTTGTAGATGACAAAGTAGAGGCGAAAGAGATCTCACCAGAAAGAATAAAAGACCTAAGACATATAGCGAAGAAATCTGCAGAGCATATGGAAACATTAGGAATGAGTGGATCAGCAAGAGATGTGTTCAGTCCAGATCCTTCTATTCTTAAGGCAAGAGCAAAGTCGGAGAAGAGTACAGACAAGAAGTCAACTAATGTGGATAAACTATCTGTAGCATCCTCGTCTGTTAAGAAGTTTATGGACAACAGTATCGAAGGAGCAAAGGAACTTATATCTTCTGTGAATTATCTGTCTAACGACACTCAACTAGAGCATAGAGTTATTAAGAAATTAACAGAGGGTGAAGATAGTAAGGTATTTAACAAGACAGCGAAAGCTATTAGTAAAGTATTAGCAAACCCTAGTGAGGAAATGGCACATAAACTTAACAGAGTCTTTAGTGAGGCAGGTATAGACCAAGGACAGGCATATGTTCTAGCAAGCACAATGTTGGGAACAATTAACTCAGCCGTTAATGCAGATACAGGACAACGAAGAACTGTGGCCCTTGAGGACCCTGGCATGAAAAAGGAAGAATACCTAGCAAGTAAAACTAACGCAGTTATGCAGGGTGGTAAAGACTATTACACAAGTCAAGGCCTTACATCGAAGGGTAAACCTGCGGCAGTAGCTGCGGAGTACATGAAGGCAGGAGACTTAGGACTACATATCCTTAAAGAAGCTGGACTAGTGGAAGAGACAGACTCAATGATGTACACTCTTCTAAGTGATAGAGTAATAGCGGCTGGTGGGAATGGCATGAAGAGACTAGGTCAAGACGGTAGGGGACTTTCTTTTAAGGGGAAGAGAACAACAAAATCTACTGATGACTCAAGCGCAAGACTACTAATGGAAGATAAAGGCCTTAAGATAGTAGATACAGAGAGTATGTTCGATGTGAACAACCCTCAACGTAAGGAAGTATTCTCTTACTCAAGTGACATAGGAGATATATTCAGTAGATTTAATAGACTATTACTACCTAGTAATGTAGAACTACCTAGAATATCTAATGACGCAAACATAGTGGAGATAGCCAGTGTTGTTGTAGACAATAGAGTAGTGCCTTATAGAGGAACAGTAGAACTTATTGAAGAGGCAAGTGATGTGCCTGCAGCAATAACAGGCGAAGCTGTTGAGATCTTAACAAAGATCAAGACTATAAGAGATACTAAGTTCAAAGGAAACCTAGACAAGATGCTTATGCAGGAAGAGCATGCATGGGTGAAAGGTTATTTAGGTGTTGAAGAGTATGACACGAAAGCAGCCTTACTTAGTGAGAATGAGCGAGGAGTAACCACTTCAAGAATGAGAGACCTAAACGGGATCTTAGACAACTTAGACACTCTTACAGGAGACCTGTTCTATGACTATCAAATAGATGTTAATCAGAGAATAACAGCCAGACAAGTAATCATGAATTACCAAGGCAATAGCAGTCTTGTTCGGCAGATAATGGGTTCAGCGAAAGAGTACTCTATCAACGTGTATGAGAAAGATGGTCAGACAATTACACCTATTATGGACGAGACATTAAATGACCTTCTAGACAATCTAGGGATCGCTAAGACACCTGAAGACTATAAGGTTATGAAAGAACAAATCCTATCAGGGACTCTAGAAGGGGATAACCTTATAGGGAGATTGAGAAGAATTTACGCAGACTATAGTGGAGAAAAGTTACCTCAAGCCCTTCACTTCCTTATGGGACCTAAAGGAACTAATCCTGAGATCAAGAAATTCAAGGGACAAATCCCTAAGCTTTTAAAACTTATGAGTGCTCTTGATACCTTAGGTAAGGTAGAGAGTAATAAAGTGAATACACATTTCCTAGTAGAGAGTGATGCGTCAGCGTCAGGTGTATTCAATGTACTATCAGATATTGTTGGACGTAACCCTGTAGAGGGTAAGAAGATGTTAAGACAATTAGGCGTTCAAGTGAAGGGAAGTGGGCCCATAACGGCGGACGAGCTAACAGATGCCTATAATATGTTACGTATAGCAGCAGATGGCGTCTTAAGTAAGGCAACTAAGTCAATACAAGAAAACTCATCGGACGAGGGTGAACTTAATACCCTTTTGAAGGAACTAGATGAATTAGGGATAGATGCAAGAGATCTTGCAAAATACCCAGTTATGACTTGGTTCTATTCAGCAGGAGCGAGTAGTATTACAGACGACCTTGTGAAGAAACTTACAGAGGCCGTAGTGAGAAAAGCAGTATTAGGAGATAGAAAAGCTCTTGACCACCTTGGACGTATTATCAAGAAAGACAATATAGAGATCACAGATGTGGTAAAGATAGAGCCCGGGAGTCCTGAACACTTATTAATCATAAAAGAGTACAGTGAACTTGGAAATATGTATACATCGAGTCTTGATAAGGCCTTTCCTGGCGTGTCAGCTTATAAAGAAGACATGGCACGTATCTTTAAGGAGACTGTAGACCATGCGAATGTAAACGGAAAAGATTACTTCAGAGGAATTGTGAAATCAGCAACAAGAGCGTACCACGAATCAAACGAGGACAAGAATAAGTATGGACTAGAAGGGACAACGAGTCTATATAAGATGAACCAACAACAATTGGATATGTCTAGTGAAGAATTAGTGAATGCGGATCTCTTAGACTCAAATGACGACGGCAAAGGCTTTAGAGCAACTAGTGTAGCCTTACCTAACATCACATCAATAATGGCTCTTCTAGCACAGAACCGGGATTTCGGTCAGTTGAGTATAGGTATGCAGGCAATCCTGGACAAGATGGGTATGGACGTTGAGACATTCTTAATGGTGCACGATGCATATTACACAACAGCTGAACAAGCGTTGATAGCAGCAACGGCAATTCATGAAAGTATCCCTGAAATGGCTCGTAAAGGAGACTTCACAGAGATGCTAATCTGGGGTATGTCTAGAGCAATTCATGAAATGGAGCAAGATCTAAGTAACTTTAAAGAAGGTACGGAAGAGAGAAGATCGTTAGAGATAGGGATCAAGGACCTAGCAGAGGCAAGAAACAAGGAGAAAGCTCAGAACGACATCTATATAGCAGAGAAAGTAAAGATCCTTAAAGGGTCTACTACGAAGCTATTTGGAGTGAGAGACATAGAGAAGATTAAGACAGGAAGTGAGGCGAGTGTAGAGTCTACACAGGAGCAGGAAGCAGAGAAGCCTGTAAAGAAAGAAACACCAAAGGAAACAAAGAAGAAAGAACCTTCTAAAGAAGAGAGTGCATTGGCACAGTTCAAGAAGGACAAGAACGTAATGAACTTCCTAGCGAATATGGACTCTAGTATACAGGAAGACGTAGAAGCACAGGACATTACATTCCACTTTGGAGCAGAGGGAAGACCTGAGACACCCTACGAAGATACTAAGACGTTCATGCAGGGAAATGTAGTGTATATGGGAAGCAAGGCAGAGGCAGGTGTGAATGAATTGAAGAATACACAACACACAGCAGAGACTCTTCTAGACCTTATAGGGCATGAAGTAGAGCATATAGCAACTATAGACTACCTAACTTCTAAAGAAGGGAAGAACTCAAAAGAGTACAAACTATTAGAGAAATTACTAAGTAATGTAGACAAGTGGCAAGTTACACCTAGTTCGAGATTAGGAATGATCATGAATGAGCCTAGTACAGATCGACAAATCAAAGAACTTGTAGCCGTGTATAATGGAGAGGCAAGTGAGAGAGTACGACTTATAAAAGATCTAGAGAATGCAGCTGGAACAAGTGTATCAAGTAGGATAGTGAAAAGCATAGAGTCTCTTATTAGGAATATACATGCCATGATTGGCAGAGGTAATGTAGACTTTAATGAGTTGAGTACAGACAGTGTGGTAGCGTCTCTAGAGACTATCTCAAGAGATGCAAGAGTGCATAAGGCCTTAAGTTCAACAAGCACTAAGGCAAATAATGTTATACTATCTAAAGAAGATATAAAGAATATAAACAAAAGGTGTAAATAGATGGCATGTAGTTCAATAGATAAGTTCAAACAAATAATAGAGACTCTTGAGAGTAACAAAGTTCCTTACAGTCAATTAGAAGCAACAGCCTTAAGAGAGTTAGAGAAGAACTTTCCAAAGGATGTAGAGAACGTACAGGAATACCTTACAAAGGAAGGAACATATGGAATCGGAGGATTTGCAACTGAAGCAAGTATCGTAGCGAACAAGTATGTAAGTAACCAACTTATTGGAGCAGGAGAGATCGTAGAAGGGTGGACATCACCTAAGATCAAGGCATGGCATGACAAAAGAATGGCAGACAGTAGACTGTATAAGGAAGCATATACAGCTCTTTCAACAGGATTTGGAAATGAAGAACTAATCAAAGAGATCAAGGCCAGTCTGTTTTTGACAGGAGACCTACCTAGAAAACTTATAGCGCAATTGACAACTATAGCAGACGAATCTGCAAGACGAACTCATGAGATCTTAGACTCAGAAATGCCTGCATTAGACAGACGTATAGAGCAAGAAATAAAGAGTGAGAAAGACAGAGAGAAATTGAATGAGATCTTTGGCGTAAGTGGATTTGGAAATCTATTGGATATAGACGGCGTAGTAGAGAGACTGCAGAAGGGTGAACCTCTAGAGGACATTATAGCGTATGTGCGTAGTGCAGACGAGTATGGGACTATGCAGGACAAGAAGTCAGATGAATTATTGAGTTATTATGTAGACAGGGACATCAAGGATCCTACTCTAATGAATGCAGGGACTGACCACGGAGTGGCAGCATTAGTAGCCCTTAAACTTCTACAGAGAGACAACGAAGCGGGGTATAAACTATTCAAGAAAGTGTATAAGAACCACAATGGTCTGTATCAAGAGTTGTTCGAATTGACAAGTGCAGTGAAATCTCTTAACGACGTAGTGAATAAGAATAAGCATAACATGAGTGTAGGAGCAGCACAAGACGTAGCATATAACGACTATGACGGACATAACACTATGGAAGTGTATGACGACCTTCATGAGTATCATATATTGGAAGAGGGTGACGAGCATAAGAGTATATACACGAGTGAAAGTACACCTTGGCAAATCTTGACATTACCTTCTGAGAAGAATCTAGGACTAGCCTTTAGAAAGAAAGACAGTCAATTCCAAGAAGGACTTGGAGTGAATAAGAATAGAATAGCAAATGGACTTCATTTGGATAGTAAATTCGTAGAGGGTAAGTTCGACAAGAACACAACAGAAGAAGAGAAACTAGACTGGCTTAGTACCAATAACATCATCATGACAGATCATGGAACATATAGCACATATAGAAAGATCTTGAATATGGACGAGTTCAATGGAGCGAGTGGGAAGAAGAATATAGCACATACCTTATATAGAACATATGTACATAATCTAGGCCTTATAGAGACAAACTCTGCAAGACAGTTCATTGTAGATCGTATGACTACAAAGGGGGACCATGGGGCATTAGATGCCTTAGAACGTATAATAGGGAACAATGCGAAAGTAAAGATGGATGACAGGAAAGAAGTGCCTGTATTCCTGGACACAGATGTGCCTTGGAAGACTATAAAAGAGAAGTATCCTAAAGTACATAAGATGTATAAGGAAGCGAAGAATCTATCTAGTTATGGAAACTTCAACGCACAAGTAAAGTATGTGCGTAAAGACGTGAGTGACATGATCGTAGGTCACAGACAAGACAGTCTATTCAGTGACAACTCACCTAGAATCCAAGAGTGGGAACGTGTGTATAAGCAACTAGTACAGATGGTCAAACTTAAGATGGTCGTAGCCAATCCAGCAAAACTGGGTGTGGACATGATGAGTAATGCAGGTGTATTGATGACTATGGATGTGGACGCAATGTCTGCAGCCAAGCGTGCAAAGGAAGCAATCCAGTATTCAGACGAAATGAGTAAACTAGAGGGCGAACTTGTTAAAGCGAAATTGGGATTGTCAATGGCAGAAGCCGTACAAACTCAGACGAAAGGGAGTGTACATAGAACATCTATGGCACAAAATAGAGTAGACAAAGCACTTAATGCAATAAAAGTACATCCTTATTATGACGCGATCAAGTATGGATTTATCCAATCAATGGGAACATCTATGGCAATCAAAGAGTTCGACACAATTAGTGGACTTCAACATACAATAGACAACATGGTGAAGAAAGTAGTGGAAGATGGAAATGGGAATAAAACAGAAGTACATAAAGCAATCGTATGGTGGATGAATGCAGGATTTAATGTAGACGGAATCTTAGAGGCGGCAAGTAAAATAAGCGCAATAGAGGGAACGAGTTTTAGTCAAGAATTAATGGATATTGGGAAAAGATTGAAAGACAAGAAGACGAGTGAAGATACTGTAAGGTATTTAAGTGAATTTATGGCAGCACCTAGTTCTGAAGCCGTTAGGCAAGGAAGTAGAGTAATGCAACTTGGAGACGCAATGGCCAGATGGGCATTGTACCAAGATCGTGTAGAGAAGGGTATTAAAGAATATAAAGATGTGAATAAGCAAAAGCCTGTAGGTGGTGCCTTAGAAAAGATAAAAGATGATGCGGCAATTATTGCCTTAGATACGTTCGTGGATTACAGACTGAATATGCCTGCAAAGATCAAACAATTGAGTGATATTGGAGTATTATTATTCCCGTCGTTCTGGATGAGAACGCAGAAAGTTATATACGGTCTTGCAAAGAATACGCCCTTAAATGCGGGAGTGGGATTCTTAATAGCAGACCTATTAGGGACGACTGGAGCCAGTCTAATGAGTGCGAATATTATTACGAAGGGTGTGAATGGAAACATACTACATCCAGGTGTGGATGTTCTAAGTTACGAGACTATATTATTTACAGGAGGGTTCTAACCCTTCCTTTCGGAGTTAAGTTCGGATATTACTGAGTACAGTACGTATGCAACGAATAGAAGCACTATGAGCCAAAAGGCGGCATAAGCAGCAATACATCCAATAACAATGGCAATCGCCATCATGAAGTGTTTAAAGTTCTCCATTGATCTCCTTTAGGATAGTCCACGAAGCATTCTCATCTCCGTTCACCTTAGTAAAGCGGATAGACTCCTCGTCAAGGAAGGACTCAATAGCCACTCCAATGTCGTCGGACTCAGATTCTGTCTGGTTCCTGCCGTTTGGATTGTACGCCTTTGTCCTATTAATAAAGAAGTACTCATTATCGTATAGAGAGTTCACCTCTCGTACGAATGGGACGAATGTCTTTGGAAAGTCTAGAGGTGTATATAGTATAGAAAGTAGAAGTGGACTGTCAGTTATGACATAGTCTACCTTACCTTTTAGTCTAGCTATTCTCCTGTGTTGTTTAGCGAAGATGTAATCTTGTTGGGCGAAGAGGTTATCCCTCTCTTCCCATACAACGTCCTTAGCATACTCTGTAACGAGTTCTACCTCTAGGCCTTGCAACTTCATCTGTGCGAATAGCATAGCAGCCGTAGTCGACTTACCGGCACCTGGCTGGCCAATTAAATTAATTACCTTCATCTATTCTCTCCTTAGCGCGTATGACCTTTCGCATAGACCGTATAAGGTCTAAGGCAGCGAGGTCTACGCTGTGTCCTTGCATAACGTTAACAGTTAGTGTGTGCTCAAACAGTCCCTTAGATGTAGAGGTGGCTACAACAATAGTGCCTGGCATAACATCCTTGGTACGTACCTTCAAAGGGTGTATCTTAATATGTATGTCTAAAGGTTCTTCTATCTCGTTCATTTATTCTCCTTATTGGAATAGGTTTTTACCAACTCGTTCAGGCCTAGCCTTTGAAGTCGGAGTGTCTTTAGCCTCTTGGGCTCGTAGTAATTTACGCTCTTTTAGGGACATAACCTTCACAGTCTTAGCGCCATTCTTTTTCATATCCTGGATCTTGACCTTAAGCATCATATAGTACTCATCAATTTCGTCGTCATCTATAGTCAGCTTAACAGTGGCTCTGTTCTTACCACCTTTGTCAGATCCAAAGTAAGCAACGAATTGTGTAGAGTTTTTAAGTTGTTGTAAATAACCACCTGTAAAGTTTTCAAGTGTTTTACCCTCAGGGGCGATTTCAGTTAGTGTAGCGTCCATATCAGTCATGGCATCCTCCAGTGTGTTTGTTAGTATCGAGCTATCAAATAGTTCGTGTAGGGTCATAAAGACCTCCTTCATTGAGTATAGTGTATTATAGCACGGGTAACCTTAGAGACAGTTTAAGCACCTTACGGAAATGGGCAAAACCCTAAGGACCGTTATGGCCTTATCACCCTTGACCTAAGATAAGGCCTTAAACCCCTTTAAACTGTATCTAATACCTAAACCTCTACTAGACAGTAGTGTGCAAAAAAAAAGAATGGTCGTAGGTACTATACATCGAAGTTCGTAAGTAGCTTACGACAGTCATACATTGTATGTATATCGTAAACACTTACCCTAAGGAGTGCTAAGGCAGTCTAGGGTCAGCTGAGGAAAGAGCGGGTGTTCCTAGGTGTAGCCGAGGATCCTTACCTTACTATTACCTTCCTGTTACTTACCCTCTCTAATGTAGACACGGCGAGTCACCCACAAACCATACTTTATGACAAACAAACCTACCCTTTTATTAAGTAGAGACTACACCTTACCAGCAAGCCTATCAAAAGCGTCTTTCAACTCCTTAACAGACAAGCCTATATTAGCCCTTATCCAAGTCATTATATAATGTATCATGACCTTGCATCCAATATAGCCTGTAATCTGTCCTCAGGAGGAGTAAAATCTGTAGGCTTTGTAATCTTTCCTTTATCATCCTTAGGAGCGTGTAGCTTCTGTAAATTAGCCTCATGAACAACCTGTAGACCTTCAACCATCTGAGCAGGCGTAAGTCCCAATTGGAACAGTGCACCATAGTTCAAATAGATCGAGTCTAAGTGTTTGTCAAATCTATCGACGTCAGAGATGGCACCACCTTCGATAGTTGCCCAGGTCATAATGTGACGTGACATCTCTTTAGGTGTGTCAGAGTCCAGAGTCATTCCATGTCCAGGTGTGTCGAAGCCTTCAAGGGCCTCTTCAATCTGCATAGAAGACTGTAAAGCATCATCATAAGATCCTGGAGTATTTCCCCAAGCCTTATTGATCTTACATATGTCTTCTATAAGTGTGTATGACTGTTTTTTATTAATCATTACCCTATATCCACTATCAGAGCTTTTAACTCAGCAAGTGTCTTTAGAGTGTGCGCAGTATGTGGTTTAACAGGTTCAGATCTCTTTAGAGTATTATTTATAATCTCATCGATCATCTTAATGTTGTGACAATTTATACAGTAAGGCTCGTCCTCTGGAGCAGGCTCTTCGTAATATTCCTCATCATCTTCAGAGATATTCAAGTACGCAGCTAACCCATCTGACATAGTGTCAGTAGGAATTTCAGTACCATACTTCTTAGTAAGTGCATCTAACTCCTCTTCAGGATTCATATACATAGGCTCTTCAAAGTCTATATAAGTCTGTCTAGGGTCGTCTAAAGTCTCTTTAGTCTTGTGGTCTTCTATAACATTCTCAATCTCTTCTAGGATCTTATCCAGGCCTTTGAAAGCGTCTTTTATACCTTGTTTTGTAATATTCATGTGTTTCCTTTTATTTATTATTGTTTACCAGTGCCTGATGCAGTTTGCAACCAGGAACCATTCGGCCACTACGGTATGGACAATGAATGTCCACTCCCATATTGTATACTTAGGCATCTACCATCTTTATATTAAAGACAGCCCTACTCAATTCACCATACTCAGTGTGGTATGTAATAGCCTTAGCATACCCTATAGAGCCTCTGTAGCCAATTGACTGTGCCCAAAAATCCTGAGGAATAAGATTCTTATGGACTTCTGTTGTACATAACTTACCCTCTTTAATCTCATTGTGGTGTAGGTGTCCGAAGTGGAAGTATCTATACTCAGAGTCTGAGAACGTAGCAGCATTGTCTGCGACTAATGTCTCAGCAGCTCCTGTAGGCCGAAGTTGATGACCATGCGCAAAACCTAAGATGTTCCTACCAAATGTATGGTATTGCTGTGTAAGTTCTCTATCTTGGTAACCTATAACAACCCTTGGTTCGTTCTTATACCATGCAGCAAGAAATGCCTTAAGGTATATAGGAACTTGGTCATTATGATTTCCAGGGACAGAGTAGAAATATACAATCTCATGTTTTAGAAGGGCTTGATCAATTATGTTCAACATAATGTCAAACGTAGCCTTAACAGTCGTAGAGTGCCTACCATCAACATCAAGATGATGGCCAGACTTCGTCTGTTTAGAGTCATCCACTGCATGCATCAGATCACCTAAATCAGTAATCACAGCGTACCGTGAAGCAGGGGCTGTAGCAACTAAATAGTTCATAGATTCCTTAACCCACTCAGCAACAATCTTAGTATCCCAATTCTGACCATGGTGTGCATCATCTCCGTGGATAAGTGCTCCGACATGTAAGTCTGGGATAGGGTAGAATGTCGTTAGAAGGTCCTCAGAGATAGTGGGAGCAGTAACTGCGTCAATAGGTTTAACATCTTCTATAATAATGCCTACAGCCTCTCTGAAAGCATTTAATTGCTGTTCCTTCTCTACATCTGCCTTAATCCAAACTCCACCATCTTCTAACTTGTGATACCTAGAGATACCCGTCAGGATAGTCCCTTCATGTACAGATACACCTTGTTCAAGTTCTAACAAGCCTTTGGCTTTGTAAGTCTTTACTCGTGTGTACGTAGAAGCAGCACCTTTCTTAGAGATACCAAACTTCTTACAAAGATGTTTATGGAAGTCTAATGTGTTCCCAGAGAATACTTTGTATTCCTCTATGAACTCCTGTTGTGTAATCTTTTGTTTAGAGCCTTTGGCTCGTCCTTGTTTACCCATTAGTACCACCATTCCTTTAATTTAACATCTTTTCTAGAGATTCCTATCTCACCTTTAGCCCGTAACTTTATAGAGTACTTATCTGAGTAGTGGTCAGCAAGAAAGCCCATAAAACCCTGCAGCCAGGCATGCGCCTGAGCATTTGTAGTAGCATCTGGATCGTAATCCTTAGCCTCCCAATGACCAACCACATGAGTTCCTGAAGAACTGTGTGAATTATCAGACAAGTAAGTCTCGTATTTAATATAACTTAGCGTAGTCTTACCCACACCTTGCACATCCTCAAAAAGTAACTGAGAAACCTGCCACGTATTAAGTATGAGCCCCCTATCACTGAGTTCGTCTAATTTCTCTTTTACTTCCGGTCTACGACTTACGTGTTCACGTAAAGTCTCCGGAGTCAACATATGAGGGATTACCTCTGTGAATTTATTCATTAGATGTCTCCTGTTCAATAAGTCTATCTATGTACCACTTAGCCTTTTCAAGGTCTTGTAGTCCATTCTTTTTCTTCCATCTAGAGATATATTTAATAACATTAGCCTCGTGGAATGGGATCTCATTAGCCTCTATGTACTCCAAAGGCTCAATAGCCTGTGCATAATGCTCACCACCAACTTGTGGCTTTGGACGTGTAGTTAAGCCATGCTCCTCCCAATCCTCTGTAGGGAATTTTGTCAGAGTATGTACCTTATTAGCGTACTTCTTTTCTGTCTGCACAGCATTGGCAGGAGTAGAACACACGACACATGCAGGAGGGTTTCCTCCCCATATGTGCGGATCACAAACTCCTGTGGACAAGCCAGCAGGAGCTCCTTCTTGGAAGTATATCTTGTAAGGTTTTTCTATTGGCTCAGGCTTTATAGCCTGTAGCTTATCTTGTTCGAGTTCAATCTCGGCAAGTATTCTTTCTGGACTCATTAGTCCTCCTTATAGTTAGGCATAGACGTCCTTCTTAGGCCATCCGTCCTTTAGTAGTACCTTCTGAACTGGCTTAGCGACAAGTTCTTGGTACGCTCGTTGATTCGTCTGAATGTTCATGACAGCCTGTAACTGTCTTGCAAACGTAGAATCTTTTGGATTTGTAGGCGTGACTACGAACATCTACGCGTAGCCTGGTAGAGTTTCGTAAAACTCAATAGGTACGTGCTTGTTAATCTTCCCAAGTAAGTAAGCCGCAGAGTCAGACTCGTTATTGGCATTCTGTTGGTTAGATAAGTTCGTGTATTTGTCAGCCCATGAACAAGGATTTGTAAGTCCTTTAGTGTGAGTCAACCCTATAGCAGCCTTAGCTTTAGACATATTCCAATCGGAATACTGTCTAAGAACAGGAGCAGACAACCCTAGAAGTCTAGCGTCGTCTCTGAATAGGTAATCAATCCACATATAGTCAGCCTCAGCGGCTGCCTTGTACATGTCCTCAATCTCTGGTCGAAGTTCTTCGAATAGATATTTCCAATCAGTGTCTTTCTTAAGCTTGTTAATCAAGTACACCGTCATCGCAAGATGATTTGACTCATCTACAGATATCTTACCCATTGACTTCCCAGAGGATTCCATCAGTCCGTTCTCAGCGTAGGCAAATGTTGTAATGAATGAAGTCTGGAATAGTCCAGCCTCTAGGATGTTCAAGGCGTATAGAGACTTGATCAGAGATCTTTTGTGAGCCTCTTCAGAGTATCTATTAGGCTCCCCAGCGTTTGTAATTACTGCTAAGGCGTTCATTTCAATAGTGTCATCAAAGCAATCAACAATCATTTGAGCTCTTTGCATAATTTCGGGCGTAACCATAATCTCATCAAATACTTTTGTCGAGTTTAGTGGGAGTGCCTTAATAAGATCGGCATAAGAAGCCGAATGAATTGACTCTTGAAAAGCGTGAGTTACCCACCACTCCTCTAGTTGAGGATTAGTCGTAATAGGTAAGAACACTTCTGCAACTGTTCGAGTTGCAACAGAGTCAAGTACTGTCTGGAACTTCAGATTGGCTAGGAATAGTTGCTGTAGCTTTGGTGTAAGCTGTGCAAAGTCCTTAGCATCTTGAATGTACGAGAAGTCACCTGGAAACCAGGTTAATCCTAAAGCTCGTTCTGTTCTCCTCTTAATCCAAGGATTGATCGGTAGGTCAAGTCTAGCTACGTTTCTTGCCGTTCCCAAAAACAAGGGCTCCACCGTAAAATCCACAACTATAGGGGAAAATACTGAATTATCCATTTGTTGCTCCTCTGTAATTTATCTCATTCTGTAAAACCTCTAGCTCAGTAGAGCAGTCAACGGGACTACCAGCACCTTGAAGAACAGCGCCGTGCCACGAGTTAAACTCGGCAAGTTCTTTCTCCAGTTCTGGAACTGATAGACCCTGTATATACTGTTCTGCACGAACACCACTCAGGTGTACCTTATTAGTCTTATCATATATCTTAAACACTACAACCCCCTGAGCACCCGTGTTGGCCCTCTACCTCATTCTCTACCTTAATATTAGAGTAGTATAGAGTCTTACATCCAAGATGTTTTGCTAGAAATAAATCATGTAGAAGTTCTGTCATAGGTATTTTACCGTCCTCATAAAGCTCTGGGTTGTAGAAAGTATTGGCAGAGATCGATTGATCGATCCAAGCCTGTGTAACTGCAACGTGCTTTAGAAAGTCCGGCGTAATAGCTCTGTCAAATGCAAAGTCATACTTGTCAGCAAGCTTTAAAGCATCAGGAGCAAACTGAGTAAGAACAGCCGTCTTAGTAGTCTTGATCGTAATCAAGTCCCTAATAGGCTCTATACCTGAAGTCTG